CCATTATACTAGTCCTTTCTCAACTAAAAGTAATGTACCAAATATTATAGTACAAAAAGTTATTATCATAAAGAGTTCTGTCTTATCCATTATAACCTCACTTTCCAACTGCCTTTGGCAGTTCTATAATTGTCTGCGTCCATGTCAAAGTATGTCATTAGTTTAGCACCTTGTTTGCTAGTCCAATATCTACACTTGTCCGTCCACTTACCATAACGAGTTATGTGTTTTTTATCTTTGTTAGAATAATAAGTTATTCTGAATGTTGTGTTGTTTTCCATATATACCTTTCTATTTTTGTATAGGCTATCCTACTATGAATAGGATAGCCTGTCAAACACTAATTTAGACTTTCTTCATATTGTTTTCTAGCCAATATTTTTGCCTCTCTTGATTGATTTTTATTCTTCATACCTTTAATCATACTAGCCAAGTTAGTAGGATTGTAGATTGTCAATCCTGTTGAGTTAGTTCTAATTAACTCGGCCTCATCAACTTGAATACCTAGTTCAGTAGCAAGTTCAATACCCTCACTCAAATAACGATATGCTTTCAATCCAATCTTTAACTGATCGCATTGTTTCATAATTGTATCAATCCATTTTTGATGATTAACAACTAGATTACCTTTTGCAATTCGCCAAGTTTCAAATTGTTTATACTCATCTTGAGTACAAGCAATAGCACGTGAACGACAGTAAGATGTTCCGATAACATCAAGATAGTATGGCTCATCAAATGTTTTTGCCATACCTGTATTTTCACTAGATGTATAACTACTGCTACCAACTTTGCCGAGTGCTTTCATACACTCGTCAACATGTTTTGTTTTATGTGGGTTGTCCTTGTTCTCTGATTGTTGTGCGTAGATATCTGGGTTGCAATCCATAGCTTTTAAATCTTCTCTAAAATATGCAACTGCAAACTTTTTGCCCTCCTCACTATCATACTCACTACCATTTAGATTGCCAAATAAACCAAAATCAAAATGTGATTTAGTTTCTGTTGGTTCGCCCTCATCATCAACACCCTCTTGGTGTGCAAAGTAAAAGCATTTATCTTTTGCAACAACATCACAAGGACTTCCATATTTCTTTTTGAAAGTTCGGAGTATTGCAACATCTTCTGGTGGATATGATCTCTCTACAACATCTGTTGCGAGTTGTTTTGCTATTGCATATTGCTCGTCAACATTTTCCCTTGCCATAAGAAATGCCTCACGTTCTTGCGTGTCCTCATTTTCAAAAGTGTTTTTTATTTTATTAAAGAGTTTGTTTCTTAACTCGGTGTTCATTCTTATTTTAGTCATTGTACCTTTCTGGTTATTATTTTTATTTTGCATTTAATTGTTTTACTACTTGACAATAGGATAGTCAAGCATTATATTTGATTAACTCTAAACAAGTGGGGTTATTAGCTAGTGGGCATTTGACTAATGTTAAACGATGTCCAGAGTGGAGAAAGATCAGGGTTGTTTGCCATCTGTAACTGCTCGGTCTCACTAGCTACTGATCCCTGATCCAATGTCAAGATAGTCCGGCCGGGAACATCGGAGGCATTGGATCTGGGATCAGTCATTAATGACTGTGAAGATAAACACTATAACAAGGTGAGTGCGTAAGGGTACCCCGAACGTTGACTGAAAATTCTGGCGTCAACCTCCCTCGTAGCATAGTGACTGATCATTATTAGCTGGACCATTGGTCCTAGATATAGGCTAGGCCCTGGTCGACCGGTAAACAATTACTGTCGGGCCTCAACCCGATGGTCCTGCTAATAATTAAAAAAAGCGCCAAGCCTCAAGCAGCAAGCAACGCTTGACAATGGTTCAGGGATAGTGTAGGATGTATTTAGAAAGGAATAATTATGAAACTATATGATCAAGGTGAACAACTAAAAAGAATAGCGGACGCATTAGAGCTGGTGATCCAAATGGTTAAGAAGGACCAGGAGGAGACTAAAGCACGTTTCGAAGAGCGATGGGATAAAGAAGATCAGGAGGCGGCTCAGTGAGCCGCCGTCCCGGCATGGCAATGGCCCGAGTCTTCCTGCAGCATGCGCGATGGCTCGAGGATCAAGGACCGAGCTACAAGCACCAAGCAGCAAGCTGCAAGCGCCAAGCTGCAAGCTTGACAAGACAAAATTATAATGTTATAGTATCCTATACATTAAAGGAGAAAGATATATGCTAGTAAAAGACGCTTTAAAAATTACAGACAGTTTTACAAAGACAAGTAAGATGCCTGGCCTGAGCTACAGCCTGCCAGCCTGGGAATGCAAAACAGGATGGAAGCTCGCTCAAGTAGAAGGGACGCCCTGCTTTTTTTGTTATGCTAAAAAGGGAAATTATACACGTTACCCAGCAATCAAGGCGGCCCAGTATAGAAGGCTTGAAGCAATCAATCACCCGCAATGGGTCGAGGCTATGGCTGCAAGAATTAAAAATTTAAAATGGTTTAGATGGCATGACGCCGGCGATGTACAATCAAAAGAACATATGGCCAAGATCCTGGAGGTGTGTAAGTTAACACCTAACACTAAGCACTGGCTGCCAACGCAAGAGCGGCAATTTCTGCCAGCTCCTGAAGAGGTTCCGGCTAACCTGGTGATCAGGCTGTCACGTAGCAAGATCAACGGCCCCAGCTCCAAGGCCTGGGCTCATGAGTCAGGCGTTACAACAGAGACTGGCGCGCGTACATGTCCAGCACCGGACCAAAAGGGCAAATGTTTAGATTGTCGTAAATGTTGGGACAAAGAAGTTCAAACCGTGGTATACGGTAAACATTAACATGACACATGTATTTAGACATCCAAAATTTTACAGAATCCCTAGGGATAAATCGGATCAGGCCATTAGCAAAAGACAGCCGACGGGTGAGTCAGAGCGTGCGTCCTGGTCCGGGCCACAAGCTTCAAGCACCAAGCCTCAAGCTCCAAGCGTCAAGCAAACCAGAACCAGTTCAGGTTCAAGCTTCAAGCATCAAGCGGCAAGCGTCAAGTCCGGAGGCACAAGCATCAAGCTTCAAGCCGCAAGCAGCAAGTTCCGAGATTCTTGAACCACGGAACAAGAAAACTGAAGAAGTTTTCTTGGGTAAAGGACCAAGGGCCTTTACCATGATAAATGTATTCTCAGGATGACGTTTATGGAAGGCAATTTGATGAGGGCTAAATCGAATTTTGTTACCTTTAGTAACCTTTAATTCTATAGTGCGAAAGTGCCCAGAAGTATTACAGACCAATAGATCAGGAGTACCAAGTAAGCTACTGTTTTCAATTCGAATAAACGAAAATTGTTTAAAATTTCTTTTAATTTGTTGATAGAATTTAGCCTCTGGGCCCATATGTTTTTCAAGGTAACCACTGCACTTAAATTTGCAGTTTAGGTGGTATATTTAGTATTCGTTGGTCGACTGTTTTTAATACAAGACGATGAGCAGTGTGATCTTTGTGACCTATAATTGGTGTGCTGTTTTCTTGTACTTCCATTCTAACTACTTTTTCTAAATGACCATTAACTTGAACCATAAGAACGGCATTAGAAATAGCATTACCTTGTCTACTACCATCTTTGTTGGCTGCTGTAAAATTAGATAAAAATTGTTGTAAGTCTCTGACTCTCATTATTTTTTTATCTGCAACTCTAATAGTTGAATCTCTTCAGCAAGTCTATCATTTTCTTTTAAAAGAGTATCATTATCATTTTGTAATCTTTTTATCTTAGCCGACATTTCAATTATAATTTCTTTAGTTCCATTTAATTGATTTTCGACCATGATATGTAAAGATTCTCTGTCTTGATGTTGTTTTAAATCCGACCTGTATTTATCAGTTAAAACAGTAACTGCATCTATTTTAGTTTCATTTTCATGAGTCATATCTTCTCCGTGTTCTTTCTTATTTTTATATGTACGTTTGTCTTTCATAGTATTGACAATATAGGATAGTTACCTTAAAAAGTCAATATGGGAGTTCCTAAAAGATTGACAGAAATGCAAAAAAGATTTGCCGAGTATTTAGTATTTGGTGGACCTGAAGGACCTGTAAACAAAGCTGAAGCAGCCGAGCTGGCAGGCTACAGCAAGAAAAGATGTAGACAAGAAGGAGCTGAGCTTACCAATCCCAGACAGGCACCTCTTGTAGTTAAATACCTAGATGAATTAAAACAAGAAAGAAATTTAAAGTTTGGAGTAAATTACGAAGGCCACATAGCT